TGTAATTTTAGTATCCGAATTTATTTCTTCTAATATCATATTAGATATTGTTTCGGAACGTTTATAGCCAAAGTTAGCATTTTTTGTTATAATGTCAACTATTATAGTATTTGTATTTGTGTAACCGCTTTTGCCTTGTTCCTGGGTTGAAGCTCTGCCATCTAAAACGATATATTCCGTAAGGTCATTATCGGGAGCCATACCGTCGTAAACGGGCAATCCTGTTGCCGAAGCAATGTTGGTTACGAACCATTTCTTTATTTCAATATTAGGATTTAGCATTGTTAATTATGTCTTTTATTCTTTTTTTTAGATTTTTCTTTTCATTTTCAAATGCTGGTAATAAAAACGGTTGCGGTCTTATTCCCCTTCTTAATATACTTAATGCTATTGCATAAGCCACCGACTTATTTTTGCCTCCTCCTATTCCTTTTTTATTAACCCATTCGGTTAATGCCTTTAACAAATCCGCAAACTTGCCACCCGTTTTGCCCTTAAACTGTCCGGCAAAAGTTCCATACCCACTAGGAATACTTACCTTACCGCCCGTCCCAAATTCAATGTAAGGAGCGTAAGACATATTTGAGCCTACAACATATTTTAATGTTTTACCCTTAACGTCTGCGTCTAAATAGATTGATTGCCTCAATTTACCCAAGTTTACAGGAGCGTTCTTTTTAGCGTCCGATTGTATCTTTATTGCAGAAGCAGCAAACTCCCCTATAACTTCCTTCTCAATCTTTTGCGATACCGAACCGAGCGCTTTAATCATTTGATCCAACCCTTCTATTTTAAACGTTACTTTAGCCATTAAGCGTACATTTCAATTTCCCAAAATCTATGCGCATTATCCACGTCCTTTATAGAATGGATTGTAAAGCGTTGACCTTCAACCTCTAATTGGTAATTATCGTTTATCGACAAATCCCAACGAATAAATAATTTCGCATATCTATTAAATGATAATTGGTTTTCCTGTACTACTCTATTTTGTGGTTGAGGTCTATAATCCCCCCAAACAGTAGCCTGAAGCGTAAAGGTTGTTGTAAATCCACCTTCGCCGTCGCTCGTTCTAGTAGGCGCATAAACGTTCACTAATCTATTCATTGAGTTAGCGTCAACGTAATTATCTTTATGTAGTCCTATTCTCATATTATAATATTGGCGAAGTTCTTGTCCAACGTTGGCAAACTCTCCAGGTTTTCTCACAAATACCCATATCGTCCACGTCCATACCTCTATTCTCGTATCCGTAGTTAATTTGATCCAAAATAGCAATCTTTATTTCTTTTGGTACTGTTGACATACCCGTAGTATAAACCGCCGTTAAATTCGCCCAATCAGGCTTTTGTAGGTTAGGATATTGTCCTCCTATTAACTTATAAACGTTGCTTCCAATTACATTACCGTTAACGTCCGTTAAGCTAGTAAATGAGGTCATTGGACCGAATGGAAGCTGGAAGTTACCCGCACTATTAGTGAACCACAATGTAACCGTTTTAGGGGTAATACTTATGTTGGCTGCCTTTTCTACTGCTTGACGTGATTGAGTGATTAATTCCTCAAACAAATCGTCTTCAACGTTGTTATCGACACGGCAATACTGCTTTGCTTCTGCAACTGTTACAGGCTCGGTAATTGTGCCTAAGTCAACTTGTGTGTAATCTATAATGTAATTGTACATATCCCTTTTTTACAAATTTACAATAATATTAATAAAAAACCCCCACCATTTACGGAGGGGGTAATTTTATTACTTAGCGTTATAATTAGCTAACGTTTCCTAAGTCAGCAAAGATAGCTGAACCTGGTTGCATTAAGTTAACATCTTCGTAACACTCGATACGAGCAGTAACCATATTTTGTTGGAAGTTACTAGCGTTCTCATAAGAAAACTCGATTGCTAAACCTTCAACTTCAACACGCTCACAATAGTTGTTATCTAAGATTAATACTTTGTCGTCAGCTACCCAAGAAGCAGCGATTACAGGCACTCCCCAAATTGTGATACCACCGTTAGGGTTAACGATAACTGAACCACTTCCGGCATAGTAACCCGCAGTGATTGTTTCTTTTAATAAACGACCCATTTGAGTTGGGCTAACTAATGCAAAAGAAGCCACATAGTTTGCGCTCTTTTGGTTTCCGATATAGTCAACTAATTGCTCCAAATCTACTGTTTCGGAAGTAGTTGTTGAACCTGTTGCAGCACCGCTAACAGTTGTATAGAATGCAGCATTCTCCGCTTTGTAGAAATCTCTAGTCAACATTCTTGGTAAAGTTGTACTCAAGAAAGGTAAAGATTTAGCCATTTGCTTAGAGAAAGTTGAGAAACCTGCGATATAGTCGTTAACTACTTTTACTTCGCTTAATGCGTAGTTGTTCTCGCCTTTGTTAGAACCTTCAGTTTGAGCAGCAATATTGTTAGTTGTAGAAGTTTCCTTATAGAAAACATATAAACCACTTGTTGAACGTACTGTAGGGATCAAATCACGGAAGTTTACTGCTTGGCTTGGTAAGATAGCAGCGTTAGGAGCGTAAGAGGCTTGAGCGTCGCCTGTTAAAGAAGCAGACAAAGTCATGCTCTTAACGTCGCTTAAATCTAAACGGAATTTACCGCCTGATTTCATTTCCTTCTCCATTGCGTCCATGTTACCATCAAGTTTTTCCATGATAACTTCGTCCATGAATTTAACTTGCTTAGAAGCAGCCTTCTTTTGAGCTGCGTTTTGTGCGTCGATTTGTTTTTGTGTTTCGTCCGCTAACACTTTGATTGAAGCCTTAACTTCATCGATTTGAGCAGCAACGTCGGATTTAATACCTTTTACGTTTTCTGCCATTTCATTGATTAAATTTTCCATTTTTACTTTTTAAATAGATTATTGAATTGATTAATTGCCTTTAGGACTTGCTCGTTATCTTCGGTCTTTTCTTCTTGAGTCGGCTCAACTGATTGCTCGGGTTGAGTGATTTCCTTAATTACTTCGATTTCCATTAACTCGCTTTGTATCCTTTTTATTTCGATTTCTACTAAGCTAAAAGTTTCGTCGGTAAATCTTCCACCTTTGAATGCTTTTATTAGCCTTTCGAGCCTGTTGCTTAATTCTGCCTTTTTATCAGCGATTTCCATTTCTCCTTTAAATCCCAATGTTGGAGTTTCAGGATTAGCACCCCAAAGAACCGCACTACCTTCGTACATTTTTAACTCGGTAATTGTTCTTATTCCGTTTTTGTCAACGCTTGACTTAATTGTACTAAATCCTATTGAGTGTTGGTTAATTAACCCAGCTTCATACAATTTGATAATGTCTTCGCCTTTCTCGGTTTCAATGATTGGAGTAACTGCGATTAACATATCATTCTCAACGTATAATTGTTCCGGCTTACCAATTACGTTATTCATATCGGCGCAATGATCCACCAATGACCAAATAAGGTTTTTTCCTTTTGGTCCACGTTCAGCCAACGTCTTAGTGAATGCTTCAGGAACGATAATGTCGTTATCTAAATCGATATTACCACATCTCGCCCAAACCGCCTTAACTCTGCGTTGTTCGGAGTCAACGTCCATTATGTTATAACCTTCGTCTTCTCTTTGAACTAGGGTATTTTTTAATTGCATAGTATTCATACGAACAAAGTTATTATTTTTTTTTGTTATTGTAATGCTTCGCTTAATAAGTTAGCTATTTCCATTCCGGCTAAGTTTGTTAATAAATTCCATATTAACCCAGCATCGCCCATTGGCGGGTTATTTTCTAGCTTTTGTAATTTGCCATCGCTTCCCCTTACGGCTTCATATCCTAAGGTACAACGACAATTGCAAACGTTTCCGGCGTGAGCGGTTGAGTCGCCTGGGTGCAACATATTGTCAATATAATCCCTTGCCGGAACAACAAACTTTTGGTCCATTGGTATTTGAACCCCGTCCATATTTAAGTGGTCGTTTGCGTCCCTTGGCATTCTTCTTGTCCTGTTATCCTTTGCTGCAATCCATTCTTTAACTGTTACCAACCCTGTTGACATTGCGCCAACCATTGAGCCAATGTTGGCTGCCCTTGAGGTTTCCGTTCTAGCTATTAATGAAGCACGGTAATTAGTTATTCCCGAGGTCTTAAGTAACTCAATGATTTCATTCATTGTTAAGTTTTCGGATTGCCCTTGCACTAAAAACCTTCTTATTTGTTCCTTTGTTGTTTCGGTAATATCCGCAGCCAATTGGTCCAATCCTTTTGTTTCTAGGTATTTAATGATAACGTAAGCAAATAGATTAGTTTTAGCGTCTTTTACTTCCATTGGAACGTAAGCGCCTTTAGTAGCCTTTTTAACGTCTTTCTCGGCGGTTATGCCCATTTTGGTACCTAAGGCAACGTGCAACTGTTTAATCGTCTTCTTGAGCGCCTTATCGCTAATTGCGTTGAAGTCTTGGGTGCGACAATATGTATCGACCTGTCTTTGTAATTCCTTTTGGAATTTAGGCGAGTATTTAATTAAAGCATTGTTATATAGTTTCCTATAATCTTGCCAAATCATTACTTAAGTGTTAAAAGGTAAAGCGTCTTAGCTATTAGCTTGGCGATTTCGTCAATTTCATTTTGTATCCAACTATCCTGGTAAATTGTTTTGCGTTCCTTTTGCACAAATGCGTAAAGGTCCTTAAAGTATGTTTGAACGGCTTCGTTGCTTGTATAATTTTGTAGCGTACCAACGGAATAATTTTTAGGTCTTCCGTATATTCCGCTTACGCTTTCTACTAATCCGTCGTATAATTCAGCGAGTTCGTCTTGGTATTTATCCAATGCTTTATGCTCGGCATAACTCATTGTTTGATTGTGCCAAACAATTGCCTGTTCTTTACTGTCTAATAATTGACTTATAAATTCTACGAATTGCATATTAAGATTATTTAGGGGTTGTTTCCGTTGGGATTTCTAAGGGTTGGAATTGGTCTAATGTCTGCAAACTACTTGGAACATATAACTTTTGCAACTCCTCCATTGGTATATAATCAGGGTTCTTGATACCCATTATTTCCATCTTTTGAGCCGGACTAATCCACCAGGCTTGATCCAACCAAGCAACTTGCTCGGCTTTGTTTGCTTCTAATTCTTGGTAAACTTGTATGTCGTAGCCAATGTAAACATTCTGTCCTCTATAACCCCAATCGCTATGAAGTTTCCTATTTAATTGCTCGGCAATACTATCCAATAAAGGAATGGCGCAACGTAATGTTAAAGCCTTCTCCCCTTCTCTTTGATTATTGTAAGTCTTATTTTCAGCGTCGTTCAACAACTGACTAGGCACTCCGTAAATATTACAAAGTGATTTCATATCCCACTTCTCGGACTCGATAATGTTTAACTCAACCGGACTTAATCCTATTTGCTTCCAATCCACTTTATAACCTGATACCGCAATAGAATTGAAGTTACTTGCTCCGCCTTTCTCGCTAATTGATTTCTTTAACGCTTGAGCCTGTTGAGTACCGCTTGACGGGTCGAACCTATCGTCATTCATAAATAATACTCCGGCTGGGCCCCCATTTTGGAATGAAGCAACCGCAGCCGTCTTGGCTTCGTTAGAACGAGTTAAGGTTCTAGCAGCTGCCATTAACGGAGATTGTCCGTAAAGTTCGTTCCCTGTTACTGTCCAATAAGGGTTAAAGTATTTGTCGTGTAATATTTCCTTTGTGTCAAAGGTCCACAACTTACCGTAGTATAATTGGTAACCCACTCTTGTTGGTGGGAAGACTTCCACGTTGGCGATAATTGCCATAAATTGAGCGGGTAGTGCATATAGTTCAAAGGGTTTGCCATCGTTAGGACCGCCTTCAATCATTTTAGCATAAATGAAGGAGTTGCCCGTTAATAATTTAAATCCGCACCATTGCTCAACTAAATCCGCCCA